TAAGCGTAAAGATTTAATGTAATTAAAAATATCGAAGCCTGTATCTACAACACCACCTTCTGAATTAATATGTACTCTAAAAGAAAGCGCCTCAGGTTGTGCCTTTACTTGTTGGATTATATCGATTAACTCTACGCCCTTTTGCGTTTCAGTAGTTCCGATTTGACCGTTAATAAAAATAGTTCCTTCCATACGTACAAAATTAAGTATAAGAAGTCAATACATTTAGACACAAATTTGTCTTAAATTACTATGTATCAATAAGTAAATTTGAGTATGATTTTAATCTTAGTTTCTTTTATTGCGTTGGTTTATTCTTTGACTGTTCAAAGTAAAAGAGCTATAAAGAAAATGCAAACACCAGCTTATAAAAAAACTCCCGAATATCAGGAGTTTGAAAAGCAATTAAATGATATATTAATTAACCATAAAGTTAATAATTCTCAAAATAGTTTTTTCTGAGCAATTATATTTTTCTGAAGTATAAGTTACTGAAACCGATTTCTTATTAGATTTCAATTCGTTTAAATAAAATTCATACACTACTAACCAATCCATTACTTTCACGTGTATTATTCCACGTCTAACCATTTCTAAAAATTGGCTTTGTGGAATAGCTTTTAAAAAGTCGTAGTTTACCATAAATTTTTTGGACAAGTTTCTAATTTACTTCTAATCTTTGCGCTTATAGGGCAATAACATAATGCACAATAATGTCCTTCAATTTCTTTTAAGTCATCTTTTATAAGTGCCAATAGTTTGCCTTCTTTACATTCGTTACATTTAATGCATTGAGCCGCTCGACTTTCTGCCATTGCTTCAGTAACCTCACTTTTTTCAATGAAGTTACCCCAACCATTTAAAATGTTTTTAATTTTCATTTTGCTAATATACTATAAATTTGCACCATTTACAACTGTAGCGTATCTGTTACCTACGGTTTGAATTTCTTCAACTGCAACTACAGGAGCTGGTAACACAATGATTAACGAGAACGGTCAAGTTTCTTTAACTTACAGAGGTATTCCTGTTGTGAAAATCGAAGTATGGGATAGAACAATTGCAGCTTACCAAGACAATGGAACTAAATGGAACTTACCTCACAGAGCGGTTTTAGTTACTCCTACTAATTTACAAGTTGGAACTGAAGAAGTAACAGCTATGTCAGGAATGGACGTTTTCAATGACAAAAAATCTAAGAAAAACTTCATTGATTTTGCTTTCAATATTGATGCAAAAGTAGTATTAGATTACGAAATTCAAGTTGCTTACTAAATAACTAAGGGGAGCGTTAAAACTCCCTTTTTTTTACTCACTTTAAAAAAATATAAATATGTCAGTAGTATGTGGAGCGATAGCTTCAAACATTTTAATAAGTTGCGACACGCCTATGCAAGGTGGTACACGTGACAGAGCGGTTATATTTAATTATGATGATATTTCGTCAATAGTTTTTGATGCCGTAAATACAGCAACAGTTGAAGACATTGTCTTAGCAGTTGGGAAATTTGCTTACCAAATTGATGGTAAAAATAATTCTATTGCACCAAAGGCAATGATGGTTAAAGTTGGATTTAACAACATGTTCGATCACTCAGTGCAAATGAAAGGTTTTGATTTGTCGCCTGAAATTAAAGAGCAACTTAACTCTATGAAAGATGGTAGATTTGTAATCATTACAGAAAACTACTTTAAAGGAGTTAGTGGAAATTCAGCATTTGAAATTTACGGCTTAACTACAGGCTTGGAAATGTCAGTTTTAGAACGTGATCCAAATAATGCAGACACTCAAGGAGCGTTTGATTTCACTTTTACAACAATAAATAATAAAGAGCCTAGACTTCCTAACTCTTTATTCATCACAAATTACGCAACTTCAAAAGCAGTTGTTGATAGTATTTTGGATTAATTCAAAAATAATTACTAAATTTAAGGGTGTCATTTATTTGATACCCTTTTTTTTTAAGATATGCAAGAACAAATTGATAAAGTATTAAGCTACGAAAAAAACAAAAGTATATGGAGGGGTAATCATCTTTCTATTGAGTGGCAAGAAGCTAATAAATTAAACATTACCTTATTTGGAATTAGTTTAAATAAGGCTCAAAAGTGCGAATGTATAGAGGATTTATTTTTCGCATTAAAACGACCAAACATAACAAATAAAATAACAGAAAAAATGGAAAAACAATTTCACGTAAAAAAGGGAGCGGTTATAATGTCGTTCGGAGTTGACACAATTACAGAACACTCAACTGATAAACAATGTATTTCGGCATTAAAACACAATCCTGTATTGATTAAGTTTTTTGAGAAAGTTCCAGAAAATTGGAAAACAATAGTTGGTATTAAAGAAGACATTAAAGAACTAGCTGAAGAAATTAAAGAGGTAATTCAGGCTGTTAAACGAACTAGAGCAAAACGTAAAGCATAATGGCGAAAGTTAAATCTACGGCTCAAAAGGTCACACAGAGAATTGATGTTATTGATAACATTGGTTTTTTTGTAAAGAAATACGACTTTGACAATAAATACCCGCAAAGGGTAACTGATATTGTCAATGATAGCGGAACTGCAAAAACTTGTTTAAAATTATACGAAAAATTTGTTTTTGGTGGTGGTTTAAAAGATACTGATTTCTACAAAAGTAAAATTAACTCAAAAGGCGAAACGACTGATAAATTTGTTAGAAAATTAGTTAAAGATTTCGGTAAATTTGGCGGAGTTGCTATTCACGTTAATTATAATGGACTTTACCAAAAAAGGGAAGTTAGTTTAATTCCTTTTGAATTTTGTAGACTAGTTCCTGAAGGTGATGAACGTTACGGAATGATTGAAGTTTATGACGATTGGGGAATGACTAAGCATAAGAAATTCGATAAAACGGATATTGTTTACATTAATCCTTACAATCCTGCAAATGTAGAACTAGAAGTTGAAGAAGCTGGTGGTTGGGAAAACTATAAAGGACAAATCTACTATTCACCTATGAATGAATATCCTTTAGCTCCATTTGATGCAGTTTTGGAGGATATGCTTACAGAAGGTCAATTAAAGAAATTCAAACACTCTACGGCAACGGATAACTTTTTAGCTTCTCATTTATTGGTAATGGGTAAAACTGAAAGCGATGAGGACGCAGAATTGTTTGATGAAAATATGCGAGCGTTTCAAGGTGGTGAAGGAGCGGGACGTATAATGGTTATTGAACGTGAAAGTAACGAGGAAGCTATTGAACTGAAAAAATTAGACATTCAAAATTACGATGGACTTTATGAATACACTGAAAACAGTTCACGTGATGCTATAATTAAAATGTTTTTGATACCTCCCGTACTTTTGTTACGTGTTCAAGGTAGTTTAGGGACTTCAAAAGAAATAAGCGATGCATTCGACTATTATAATGGTATAACTTCGGACGATAGGCTGGTAGTTGAAGAGATTTTAACTGAAATATTTACTAATTTTTACTACAATATTTGCCCATCTAATGACTATTCTATTTTACCATTGAAATATAGCAAGGCAATTGCACCTGAATACCTATCTTATTACACTAAAAATGAAATTCGCATAGCAAATGGAGATGAAGAAGCTACTGATTTAAAAGCAGATACTACTTTGTTAGCGGTTACTTTGGGAGTTGGTGGAACACAAGCCTTAACTAGTATTTTAGCAGACCCATTATTGACAATTTCACAGAAACAAGGTACATTAAAAGTATTATTTGGTTTAAGTGATGAACAAACAAATCAAATGTTAGCACTATGATAACAACAAAATTAATAACACTCGCAAACATTCAAGACGTTAAGTCAATTTCTTTGAATGTAAATGAAATTAAGCAATTAACCCCTCATATTTTAGAGGCTCAAAATTTCGATTTACGTGAATTAATTGGCGATGCTTTCTATTTAGATTTAATATCTGACTTTATTGCTATTCCTTCATTACCTGTTTATAGTTTATTATTCAACGGTGGTCAATATACCTACCAAAATGAGGTGTATTACTTAGATGGTATTAAACAGTATTTAGTTTACTCTACATACGCTCGTTATTTGTCTAATTCTAACGTAATAAGCACAGCAACTGGTCTAGTTCATAAGACAAACCAATATAGTGACAAAGTAGAAGAAAAAACAATTAGTAGATTAGTATCCCAAGCACGTTCTGGAGCTACATTTTGCGAAGAAAACATTAAGAAATATTTACATAGAAATAAATCTAGTTATCCACTATTTAAGTGTGATAAAAATAGTAACTTTACTAACGGGATTAAAATCCGAAATATAGGTTCATAATATGAATACAGACAATTTAATTTTAAGAGAAACGGACAATGCACCGTTGATTAACAAAGAAGATACTTTAGAAAGTGCAGACTTAGATGGTAATTTCATTAATATTTATAATGATTTTTTAGATTTAAGTATAGCAAGTGACCTTTTGGGCCGTAGATTTAACTTTTGCCATTACTATTTACGTTTTGCACGTGTTCTTTTAACTACTGCAATTACTTCTTTAATTTCTTCAGCTAGTTCTTTTACGTCCTCAACTATACCAACTATTTTTTGCCAATTTTCAGGAACTTTCTCAAAAAACTTAATCAATATTGGATTGTGTTTAAGTGCCGACATACACTGTTTATCAGTTGAATGTTCTGTTATAGTGTCAACTCCGAACGACATTATAACCGCTCCCTTTTTAACGTGAAATTCTTTTTCCATTTTTTCTATTATTTTATTTGTTATGTTTGGTCTTTTTAATGCGAAAAATAAATCTTCTATACATTCGCACTTTTGAGCCTTATTTAGACTAATTCCAAATAAGGTAATGTTTAATTTATTAGCTTCTTGCCATTCCGTAGAAAGGTGGTTACCTCTCCATATACTTTTGGTTTTTTCGTAGCTTAAAACTTTGTTTATTTCTTCTTCCATATTTAAAAAAAAAGGGCATCAAATAAATGACACCCTTAAAATTAATCAAAATTTTTGAATTTACAATATACTATCTACAACTGCTTTAGAAGTTGCGTAATCCGTGTTAAATAAAGAATTCGGTAAACGAGGTTCTTTATTGTTAATTGTAGTGAAAGTAAAATCGAAAGCTCCCTGAGTATCTGCATTGTTTGGATCTCTTTCAAGAACTGACATTTCAAGTCCAGTTGTTAAACCGTATATCTCAAATGAAGCGTTACCCGCAACACCTTTGAAATAATTTTCAGTTATAACAACAAAACGACCGTCTTTCATTGAGTTAAGTTGTTCTTTTATTTCAGGTGAAATATCAAAACCTTTCATCATAACAGAATGATCAAACATATTATTGAAACCAACTTTAACCATCGAAGCTTTCGGTGCAATAGAGTTATTTTTACCATCAATTTGGTAAGCTAATTTTCCAGCCGCTAAGACAATATCCTCAACTGTTGAAGTATTTGTCGCATCAAAAACAATTGAAGAAATATCATCAAAGTTAAAGATAACCGCTCTGTCACGAGTACCACCTTGCATAGGAGTATCACAACTAATTAAAATGTTTGAAGCTATAGCTCCACATATTACTGACATATTTATATTTTTTTAAAGTGAGTAAAAAAAAGGGAGGTTTTAAGCTCCCCTTAGTTATTTAGTAAGCAACTTGAATTTCGTAATCAAGAACTACTTTTGCATCGATATTGAATGCGAAATCAATAAAGTTTTTCTTAGATTTCTTATCATTGAAAACGTCCATTCCTGACATTGCAGTAACTTCTTCAGTACCTACTTGTAAGTTTGTAGGAGTAACTAATACCGCTCTGTGAGGTAAATGGTAAACAGTACCGTTAGAGTAGTAAGAACGGATAATTCTGTCCCAAAGATTGAAAGAATAAACTTCAATACCACCTGACTTAAGTAAAGTGATACCGTTTTCAAGTCTTTCAGTTGTGAATGCTATATTGTAAGCTAGTAATTCTCTCTCATATTGATCAGCAACCGATTGAGTTACAACATATACAAGTCCTGCTTGTTCACGTAATCTGTAATCAGCACCAAAACGCATATTTTGTAAAGCGTTTGAAACAACTTTATTTGTTGTATCAGTTGCTGTGAACGCTTGAAGAGCAAATGACGCTTGACCATTTCTAGAAGCTAAATCAGTTGTTTTTCTAGTTGCATCAGCAGTTACGATAGCGAAAATTTGTTTCCAAAAACCGTCGATTTTGTTGAAATAAGCTAAATCAGTTCCGTTAGTAATTACACCACCGTCAACAACATTTTCTGCAGTTGTATCACCAAACCAAGCAATTCTGTAGATAGCTTCTTGAATAGCATCAGTTACCAATTCTTCAACAAAGTTCAAGAAATCAGTTCCTGTTAAATCGTATTTTTCAATTCCTTTTTTAGTTCCGTATAAAAAGAAAGTTTCTTTCAAATCTGACCAGCAAGACTCAAATCTGTCAGAAACTACTGCAGGATTCCAGAATTTCTCTGTGTTTACAATTGCGTTAGTTGCACTTGAAGGGTCACAAGAACCAGTTCCTTTTCCAACTAATCCATTC